GAATTCTCCTGGTCAGCAGCGGGGTCAGCCGAAGGTGCCTCTTCTGGTGCCGGAAGTTTTGTGGTGGGCTGAAACAGTGAAACTGCTTCGGCCACAATGGATTTGATGTAAGTCTTTGCGTCGTCGGTCAACTCACCCTCGTCGGTGGCAATTCCCTTGGACGCCAACACCATTGCGTGTGTGTTGGCCGGGACCACAACGAACGAGCCGTTGATGAGTTCACGCACTGGACCGTTCGGCCCGCTCTTCTCCCGGTAGGCCACCGACACATGCGTTAAATGCTTGCCCTTCACCAACTTTCGGGTGTCCTGTGCGTTCTCAGTAGTGGCATAAGTGCCACGGCAGACCACCGTGTCACCCTCCAAAGTTGGTGTGGCAGAACCGACTATCGAATTGACCTTGTGGGTGTGGTCGTTGACGAACGTGATGTGACCGGGCAGTGGTAGCTCCCACTCGTCGCCGTGCAGTTCGTCACCCTCCCGGTCGAGGTCGGGCGTCGCCAGCGCAACGGTGAATTCGCCTGGGCCACTTGACCCTTCGACGTCCTCAATGGTCGCTTCGATGGTTTTGGTCTTGATATTCATTGTGCCACTTGCCCTTTCGTATCTTCGGTCTCCATCAGGATGTGCAGGCACGCAAGCTGAATGTGCTTGCGGTCCAACGGGTTTCGTTCGAGTAGCTTGGCGGCTATCTCGTCCCACGACTTCCCCCGGCCGAGACCGGCGAAGATGTCCCCCTGATACTTCTTGCCCTTGTCGGTCAACTGCGGCACCTTCTTGGGCAAATCGCCTGTGGCCTTTGGACTTTGGGTGTTCGTGGCTGTGGGAGAAACGGGCAATTCCTTCGGCATGTTCTGCGGTAGCTCTGGTGGATTCTGTTCTCGCTCAACAGAAGCCGCTGCACTGGCCGACAGTGCGCCCAATGGCTGCAACGCCTGATTGGCATACAGCTCGTCGGCCAGAGGACCGGCGTCGTCAAAGTCGAACCACTCTCGCACTTCGGCCGGTTTGGCGATGGCCGACTGGACTAGCTGAACTGCCGCTGGCGCAAGGGTTTCCACGTCACCACGAAGCTGTTGGCTTACGTTGAAACGCATTTCACGCTTGCCGCTAAACTCAGTGCCCACGTGGTAGTCGAACACGGACTGAATTGCCTTGAGCCGGAAGTCAATTGACGTCTTGTACACCTCACCGGCATTGCCCGCCTGTGGCCTCGACGTCAGTTGGTCGATGATCTGCACGTGTTCGGGATTGATGTCATACACCATGCACACCTCCCCACGATTGAGCTTGCGGGTGTTGATGTACTGCATCTCGTCGGCGTTGAATTGCATTGCGGTAGCAGTGGTTTGGTCCTCAAGAATCATCAGGCCACCAGCGTTGTCGGCACCACCAACTGAACTGCGAACTCCTGCACGAAGATTCGCACGGCCCTTCTCCCCCAAGCGTTTTGGAGTCGCCAGCACCATTGACGGTCGGCCCATGTTGTCCCACCACGCCGTGCCAGCACGCCGTGCGCTGTCCTCGTTCATCAGCGTAAGTCGAAGTGGCTCAAGGCGACTCAGCCCGCGCATGGTGTTGTGCGGGTTATAGCGCCGAAACGGAACAATCTCCGACTCCGGTATCCACTCGTTCGGCATCGACATGAATTGGTATAGGAGAGAACCACTTTCGCTACGCCTGATCTGAGTGAGCGCCGGGTGCATCGGAATGAAAGAGACTGGCTTGCGGGTCAATTCGTCCCGGTTCTTGATGAGGTACGCCTCGCCGTAAATCTCCAAAGTTGTTGCTACCCAATGGTAGAACGCGAAGTTGTCCACCGTGTAGCACGGGTCTTTCATCAGCTTGGCATAGGCACCGGTACGGTCCCTGATGTCACCGGCATCGGGCTTCGTGTTCCAGACCGAAACACCAAGCCGGGCAATGAGATTCGCAATCTTGTCGACCACGGCGAAGACGTGTGCCTGCACTGAGTACATGACGCCATAGGTCACATACTGTTGTGCCAGTTGAAGTCCCGTGCTTGGGGCAAAGAACGCCGCGTTGAACTGTGGCGTTGTCTCTGCATACGCCTGTGCTGCAATCGGCCGAGAAATGCCGCTAGACAGGATCATTGGGCAACTCCTGACGGTATGCGATGTTGGCCCGGTCGATATACACCCGGCCAAGTATCGGTTGTGGTGACTGTTCCGTGCTCTGCGGCACAGTCACGCAATGCTCGAAAACCATTGTGCGCCTTGACTCCTCAACTAACAGGCCAGCGAAGTCCCCCTCGTTCCCCTTGAGGGTGACAGCGTACTTGACCTTAATGTCCTTGTGCCACAACACATCTCGAGCCTTCACCCCGGCGCCAACGGTTATCACCGTCATAAGCAAGACCAGCGTAATAACGTCAATCATGGTGCGGCTCTTCATCTTTGGGATCATCAACATGCAGAGTGATGTCCTCGTCGCCCATGACCTTCTGACCGGTCTGCTTGTCTGAAAGTGCTTGATTACCAAGGAATCCCGACAAGCCACCGAAGATGACACCCAGCGCACCACTGATGACCGTCATAAAGTTCGCACTCAAGTCGGTCACCTCTGGATTTGTTATCGTGTTCCACACTGCACCGGCCGTCAACACGAGCAACGACAGCCCGGCGAAGGTTGTGAGGATGACAGCCACCCAAGTCCGAACGGCATGTGCCTCAACAACTTTCACCCAAATCTTGGGCTGCTTCTCCTCGTTCGTCATTGGACGATCAACACCTCGTCCTCTGCGTAAACGGACACATTGTCAGGCAAGTGTTCAAGTCCCCACACGGCACCAATTCCCGCGAGCAAAGATGCTGTGTCCGTTGGGCTTTTGCGAATGTCGATCCGAAAACCACCAGTAGGCTGAGGGATTGGGACCGCCGAAGTCGCCGCCATGTCAAGCCCCTTGTGAGGCAGATGCTCAATTGTCTTGTCCCGCAACCGATCAAACATGTCACCGTTGGCAGTAGCAACGTCGGCACCCTTCCATTCCACGATGAGGTCGACGAGGTCGGCGTCGTCGTCTTCCATCAGGTTGTCGAAGAGGGTGAGCGTGGGACTGCCTGTCTCCGTTCGGATTACAATGGCTTTGCATGAATCCTGATGTGTCGCAAGGTAATCCCGCACCCAGTCGGTACCCGGCCGGTCCTCTGCAATGCCCAGCACAGCCCGGCCATCCGGCATCAAAGCTGCTCTGGCGATGTAGGTTTGGTCCCTTCGGGCCGAAACCTCAACGCACATAACACGATCCGCACTATCAGCAGGCCGGGCCACGCTGGATTCCGTTGCCGCCCATGAACCTTCGATGAATGGTCCACCTTCGGCCATCGGCACGAACCGGCACATCACTTCCATGTCGAAGATGAGTGGCGGGTCCGACCGCATCTTTCCCACCAAAGTTCTTGTGGTGGGGCACATCTCGCTTGTCTCTGTGTGGTTCAGCGACGGATTCGCCCACGAAAGTGCTTCCATCTCAGTGCGTTTCGCTGTTGGCGGCGCAGACCACTCAAAGAAACCCGTTGTGAGTTCGTCCCACCCTTCGGGCAGTTCGTCAGGGTCCATACCGTCGAACATGTCCAAGGTCGAATCATTGTCTCCCCCAAGGAGTTCCGCGTCATCGTCGCCGTCGGGCCAGCCCATCTCTTTATGTGCCAAAGCCCGCAGATACCGCAGCACAATCGACAGGGCATCACCGGCGTTCGAGAATGCCCACGCTTGAGCTTTGGGCCGTGCGTTCATCGTGTTGGTGACCGATGCCCAAGAATCCCAATTCTGGTGTTCCCGAAGCTCATCCAACAGAATGAGGTCACCAGGAAAGCCACGAGCACCTCGACGTGTTGCGGCCGCAATGCGATATTCGCAGCCGTTGTCGAGCGTGAAAACCTTTGGGTGGCCTAGGTATATCCCATCATCGGGTATCAGTTCTGATAGCTCGTCGTCGTTCTCAGCCAGTGCTACGGCATCACGCCACGCACGTTCGGCGTTGGCTAAATCCTGGGCAGTCCCGATGACCGTCCCCGACTCCAAAGCGTAGATATGCCAAAGGGCCAGAATAACTTCCACGGTCGTCTTGCCGTTCTGGCGTGCCACCATGACGATTACCGTTCTGAAACGGTATAGGTCACCGGGACCGTTCGGGTTAGGCACAAGCTCGAGGGCATGCACCAAAAGCCAACGCTGCCAAGGGAATAGACGCATGTGCAGCATCTTCTCCGCGAAAGCTATTGCGGCGTAACCATGTGTCCGGTACGGCAGCAATTCCCCTGTGGCGTCACAGTTTTCGGGCAACGGCGGCGTAGACAGCCGTGGCTCCGTCTTGCCCAGAATCACGACGGTGGAAACTGTTGCGGCGGTTCATATTTCGGTTGTGCACCCTTACCCTTGTGAGGGTGCTTGGAGTGTGGATGGTCTGGTGTCTGCTGCTTCGACGGCTCGTGCTTCTCTGGCTCAACCTTGTTGCCACTCTTGACATCTGGCTTGTCGGCTTGTCCCCCGGCCATCAGGGCACCCGGCGTGAGAACATCAGCACAAGTTGCAGGAGCAACTCAATC